TCGCGCTACCCCGGTTACGGTTACTTGGCTTGTGGGACTTCCTGGCCATATGAACCTTTCAGACCCGCAGGACTTGCCTGCGAGTCAGTACAGTAGACATCAAGTATAGGTCTACTGTGCCGCCGGCTCCGAGGGAGCGGGGGGTGCCGCCCCGGCCTGGACGGCCGGAGCGCTGGAAGCGCCACCAGTGGTAGCTTCGGGTTTCCCCGAATTGACTTGAGGGGGCCGAGGTTGGGTCGGATCGCCAGCTGCGATGACCTCCCGATCGGCCGCCTCCGTGTCCTCGGCGTACTCAGCAGCTCCGACAGGAAAGAGATCGTCCTCGACGTCGAAGTCATTGGCCTCCTCGAAGGTTTCGATCTCGCCAGACTGATGCTCGCGGAGCTCGCGACGAATGAAGGCACGCACCTCATCGAACTGAGAAATGACGTTGCCTTTGATGCGGATGACCACAGGCGTGTCATCCGGAATTTCACGCCCTTCGGCGTCCATGTGAAGGTAAGAGGGTTTCATGAAAGACCTTTCAGAAGATGAACGAATTGCCAGTGCGCGCCACCATGCGCCTGGCTTGGATCGAGTGCATCGCCATGCAGTAGATCTGGTCGGTGCCAGTTGACGCGTAAACACGCGTGGTCGGATTGGACGTGACGAACGACGAATTGAGCGTCGGTGAAGAGCTGAGATCACGAGCCATATGCCAATACTTGAGGGTGTCGGCGAACTCGCCGGTGACCTTGCTTTCCTGACGACGGTACTCGTCATAGCGATCCTGATAGCCAAACACACCATCGGGTGTCGCGCTGGGCGCGTAAACCTCTTTCACGTACACGGGCTGCTGTCCGATGTGCTCCAACTCTTTCTGCCAGAAATCTTCCTTCGTTGTCCTGAACCAGGACCGATTCATAGACTGCATATACACCGTCCGAGGCTTGACGGAAAGCATCGAAATCACGATGCCGTGCTCTTCGAAGAAACGACGCCACCGATTGGAGCGCATCGCCCCGATGCCATGACCACGCATCATGCCGACGGGATTGGTACCTTCGGCAGTTTGAAGAACCTCGGAAAACTGAATGGTTTGCTTTCCTCCACCCAAGTATTCAGGCCGTTGAAGACGAGCGTCGGAGGACTTGACACCAAGGTAGCGTAGATACTCGGTGTACCGTGAACCGTAGCGCAAACGGGCCTCTTGGTAACGCTGGATCGCAAGGGACTCACGCAGATCATTGACTTCGATTGCATACGTCCCATTCGGATCGTAGTAACCGGCAACGCCGCCGGCTTGCAACAGACCACCAGCACCACCGCTGGAATCGAGAGCGCCAGAGATCAACAGACCAGTGGCCGTGCCACGCACCTGGCCTTGGCCCTGAACCGTCGAGACCGGAATGTTCACCGCGGCGCCCTTTTGCTCGGTGAGACGCGCCGACGTGAAGTAGTCCTTCTCCCAGGCCACGTTTTGAAGCGTGAGGTTCGTGGTGCCATCAGCACCCGACGCCTTCGACAAACCAACCGCAGTCACCAGGTCCTGATCCCGGTACCACTCGTTGAAGATCATTGCGTAGGCCCGGAAAGGAAACGCCGCAATCCTGTTGTCCACCGCGTAGTTGTGGATGGGAACGCCCATGTAGTTGAGCAGCGTACCCGTCGTCACGTTGCGAGTGTTGAGCTGAATGTAGGGAACCACCGAAGCATCGTTGCCATCAGGCCCACCGGTGATGAAGTCCTCGAAGTCTTCCCACAGGATGCGATACGGCACGAACCAATGATGAATCCGAGCATGCACCGGGTGCATAACAGGAGCCACCAAAGGAGCCGCACGCAGTAGCGCCGATGTCGACATCTGAACCGAGTCACCAGGCAGAACCTCGAAGTGACCAATGGGCACCAGTGCACCTTGATCGAGAGAAGTCAGGTGGTAGTGCGAGAGAGAGTGCTTGTTGCGTTTCATAGAGACCTCTTGGATTGAGAAATCTTGTGACGTGCTTCGCGGTTGCGACCGCGTTGCTCTAACGTCGAGAAGTAGCGTGCGTGGGATGCCGAAGCTTGCTCAGCAAAGACCTCCGAAGCGATCTTGCGTAGAGTAGGCGACGCATCAGGAGGCACAAAGGGCATGTTCTGCGCATAGAACTCCTTTTCACGAGCGTCTTTAGCCGCCTGCGGCTGACGCTCATCACCAAAGAAAAACAGCCGCAGCTGTCGACGAATATGCCCTCCGAGGGGCATCAGCTTTCCTCCTACTTGAAAGGCCACAGGGACATCGTGAGCCCTGGCCATGTACAACGCTCCCGCGTTGCTGTTGAGAGCCTCGATGAGACTCTGAATGCCAAGCATGCCTATGCCTGGTCGTCTTGAGGTCAGGATGAACTCTGGCGTTCTTCCCAAGCTTTCATCCAATTGCTTCCCGATCTTGCTGAGCTTCTTGGTGCAGTAGCCGCTGATGTAGCTGGCAAAGTCCCTAGTGAGTGGAAAGTGACTTGAAAATCCAGCTCGGCTTCCATCAGGCGCGGTGTGTGCAGCCCAAGCCAATTTAACAAGATCGCTATCTCTTGGTGACAGTCCGAAAAAAACCGCGTGATAGTGAGGCCGGTGGGTGAGAGATCCGTATTCACCAACACCGAAAAACCGTAGTGTTCGACCAAGGCCTCGACAGCGGTCTCGGAGACGATGGACTGTTTGGGAGAGGTGAAGTTTATTGACACTTGCATCATTTGGCATAACCTCATAAGTGAGTGTAGAAAAAAGGGAGTGCTCATGGCACTGAGCCTCCAGCATGATGCGGGAGGCCCAGACACGACGAGCGTTGATGCCGCAGGAAAGACACTGCCGGCACGGGTGTGGTAACCCAGCAGTGCATTGCATGGCTACATCCGGAAGCCGATGCGACGCCGAAGCGGCGCACGACGACCGTAACCACTGCGACGGCCGACGCGACGACGGCCATAAGAACGACGAGAGCGATAACGCATGACACTTCCTTTCAACGAAGTTTAGGTCGAGACAAACGAGACTTGGAGCGGACCCAGTTCTCCAAGTAATCACGAGCCCGACGGGACTCGATGAACTCACGAAGCTTGCGCTCCGCAATACGACCAGGCCACATGTCCAGCAGCGTGCGATGAACCGTCTCCTGATTGGCCTTGTAGGTCAGCCAATACTTGAGCAAGTCCATGTCTTCCATCTGCTGAGAGGCCTGCGTAGAAGGCAACATGAACGGGTTGTCGACCCCTGGTGATTCAACCGCCGTCATGCCAGGGTGCGTGCCGGCGGTAACTCCTCCGACGCCGGCGGTAACCTCATCGGGCTTGACGATGATGCCGGGCTTGAGCTTGGAGCTACGGAGGTTGGCCGAAGAAGTGGGAAGTACTCCAGGGCCGTTGCCAGGCTGAGTAGCAAGACGAGCAGTAGAAGCCGCAAGATTTCGTTCAGCGAGAGTGGCCTCCGCTTCCGCAAGACGAGCTCGCGCAGCGTTGTAACGATCAATGTTTGGATCATGCTTACCAGGCTGGGGCTCTGGAGCAAATGTGGCCGGTACATCCGATCCTCCGATGATGGTCGACGGCGCGTTGCTCGACTGCGCACCAAGAGCCGCAAGCGGGTGGAGTCCCGCAGCTTTTGCACCTTCGACCTTAGCTTGGATGCCAAGCCGTTCCCGTTCGAGATAGTCACCTTGAGCCTCCTCACGTTGTTTGGCACGAAGCGTATTCCCCGTGCCGTAAGTGTCGGACAAGTTCGTAGCAAGCTTTCCCAGCATGCCCATTCCAAAAGCAGAAAACATCTAACACCTCCGATTGGTGAAATGAAGACGCCGGCCTTTTGAGCCGGCGCCAGTTGAGCGAGTAGCGAAAAGAACCTCCCTGCGAATGTGCCGCCGAGCGCACGTATCGGCCGCCTGGAGCGTTTTTTCAGAGGGCCGAGGGGAAGAGAGAGACCAGGTGCCGAAAACGGCTCCAGGATCCACGTAGGGCGTGGAGTAACTGCGCCTGGTCGGCGCGTTCACCGCCTGACGGCGGGTGTGGCCTCGACGAGGCCCCGACGTCGGCCGCGCCGCGGCCGAACGAGATTGAGGCAGGTCGTCCCACACACGGGAAGTAGCCGGCCGGTGCCGAGCGACAGAAGGAGATGTCGCGCTACCCCGGTTACGGTTACTTGGCTTGTGGGACTTCCTGGCCATATGAACCTTTCAGACCCGCAGGACTTGCCTGCGAGTCAGTACAGTAGACATCAAGTATAGGTCTACTGTGCC